AAAAGTGGATTGTCAGGAACTGCTCTAGGGTTATTAAAGCTTTTTGAAGCATCTAACAACGGCACAAATTTTGTTGCTTTGCGCTCTCCTACAAGTTTATCAAGTAATGTTATTTTCACTTTACCTTCAGCAGATGGATCCGCAAATCAAGTCCTAAAAACAGATGGTTCAGGCAATTTAAGTTTTGTAACAGAATCTGCTGCAACAACAATAAACAATAATGCTGATAACCGAGTTATAACAGGCAGCGGTTCAGCTAATACTTTAAATGCACAATCTCTTTTAACATTTGGTAACTCAACGGGTAGTGCTTCAGACAACTCTTTAGAAATATCAGGTGGTTCTTCTCACCCGCCTGTTTTATCGTTACTTAATACTACAGGAAGCTCAACAACAGATTTTGCAAATATTTCACATGACGGAGTAAATACTGTAATAACATCTAGAAATGGATCTTCTAGAGGTGGTATTAAGTTTCAAGGCACAACAGGACTCACACCTACCGTATATGGTAGCTTTGATGCGTCAGGAAATTTTGAGATAGGGACAACTGATGTTATAGAGGCAGGAACTAGAAACTTAGTAAATATCGGTACTATCAGTTGTGGTTCTATAACATCACTTGGTTCTGCACCAACGTTCACACTACAAGATTCTGATGAAAGTAATGTTTTTGCACAACTTATACAAAGTTCAGGTAGTTTGTTCATTAGATCAAGAGATGGTTCGTCAAATGGTTCTATCATTTTTCAAAGACAAGATGGCAGTGCAACAACAGAGAGTGCCAGAATAGACAGTTCAGGTCGTTTGGGGGTAGGAACTACTTCGCCAAGTGAAAAGCTATCAGTAGCACCAGACACAGATGTTTCAGCAGAAATAGGTAAGGCTCATGTTGGTTATATTGGTCACAGTAATTTCGCAGGTTTTTCTCATGTAGATAGAAACACAACTTCTGATTATGCTTTACTACAAAGTGAATCTGGGCAAACTTTTTTAAATGCAAAGTCAACTTCTTCTGGCATAACTTTTAGAATAAGTAATTCTGAAAAAATGAAGCTTGATAACTCAGGCAACCTTGGCATAGGAACTACTTCGCCTTCTAGACCATTTCATGTAAAAAATAGTGATGATGTAACTGCTTTTTTTGAAAGTACAGATACTAATTCTTTCATACATATAAAAGATACTGTATCAGGCATATCTATCGGTTCAGATTCATCAGGTAATGGTGTGTTTTCTGCTGATATAGACCAAGTAGGTTCTAAAAATATACTATTTAAATTAGCAGCAAGTGAAAAAGCCAGAATAGACAGTTCAGGTCGTTTAGGGGTAGGAACTAGTTCGCCAAGCTCACCGCTTCATGTTAAAGGTGCTATACAAAACGCAAGTCTTCAAGATTATGGTATTGCAGCATTTGAAAATACTAACTCTGAAGGATTAAGTATTGGTTATGATGCTGATAGCAATTTTACTTATCTTTATAGTAGAGAAGTTGGAGTTGGAAGTAGAGGACTTCATTTAAATGGTTCAATATATGTAAGCGGATATGGTAATAATGTTGGCATAGGAACTACTTCGCCATCTGCTAAGTTGGATGTTGCTGGTACTGTTTCAAGTAACTCTGATATCAGGATTACTGGTACGAGTGGCAAATATCAAATCAACTCTCTTGATTTAATAGAATACAGTGGTGGTTTCAGAATAGGTGCTGTTGCAGACGATGACGAAGCTCTAACACTTGTTGGTTTTGGTGGACAACCTAATATTGTCTTAGGTGACTCTGCAATTCAATTTAAATACAGCACAAATGAAAAAATGCGACTGGACAGTTCAGGTAATCTACTTGTAGGAAAAACAGCTTCTAATTCTGCTAACACAGGTGTTGAACTCAAAAGTGGTGGCTTATTTACTGCTACAAGGGCAGATAGTCCAGCAGGACTATTCAATCGTACAACCAGTGACGGACAACTTGTGCAGTATAGAAGAAACAATATAACTGTCGGTTCGGTTAGTGTGACAACTTCAGCTACTACTTATAACACATCATCTGATGCTAGATTAAAAGATATCACAGGCGAAGCCAGAGGTTTAGAAGTTATCAAGGAACTCAACCCAGTTGCTTACGACTGGAAAGCAGATGGCAAGTCTGATGAAGGTTTAATAGCTCAAGAGGTTATGGAGCTAGTACCAAATGCAGTCTCAGAAACCGAAGAAGGTTATTACCAAATGGATTACTCTAAGTTGGTCACACCATTAATTAAAGCTGTGCAAGAGCAACAAGAACAGATCGAAGAATTAAAGCAAGAAATAAAAGAACTTAAAAAATAATGTATAATTTTATGAATAACAAAAGGAAATAAATATGCCATCATATACAACTAATTTAAACCTAGCTAAACCAACAGTCGGTGGTGATACTAACCAGTGGGGTGGCTATCTTAATACAAATACAGATACCCTGGATGGTATTTTTAATGGTGCTGGTACAGGAACATCTGTGGGCCTACAAGTTGGCTCTGGCAAAACTTTAAAAGTTGGTGGTACATTAACAGCCACAGGCGTAGTGCAATTAACAGGATCTCAAAACGAACTTAGATTTTTTGAAGCTATTGGTGGTGCTGACAACTATGCAGCACTAAAAGCACCAAACGAAATGAGTGGGAATAATAATTACTCATTAGTTTTACCTTCTTCCCAAGGATCAGCAGGGCAATTCTTAAAACTAACAAGCCTAAATGGTTCTGAAGGTTTATTACAATTCGCTGATGTAAATAGCACCACAATTAACAACAACGCAGACGACAGAGTTATTACAGGTAGTGGTATAGCAAATACTTTAAATGGTGAAGCTAATCTACGTTTTGCAGGCGGCACATTAGCCATTGAAGGAGATCCCTCTACTGTTATAGGACAATCATATAGTTTAGCTTTAGCAAATTCTGTTGATAGCCCTACAAGTGGAAGTGCTAAAACTGGAATTTTATTTAGAGCGAATTTTACAGGAACAACAATTACCGATATGGCTGGTATCACAGGTGGAAAGGAAAATGTGACAGATGGAGACTATGGCTCTTTTTTAAGCCTTTCAACAAGAACAAATGGCGTAAATAGTATTGCTGAAAGAGTTCGTATTAACAGTAATGGTGAAACTTGGCTCAACTTTCTTGGTAATACAGATACACAAAATTATTATTTAATGAATTTTAAAGGAAGCAATAATACAACTACTACTCACTATATGGCTTCTTTCAGAAATTTAAGTAATAACATAATAGGAAGCATTACAACAAATGGAACATCTTCGACAAGTTATAATACATCTTCCGATTATAGGCTTAAAGAAAATGTTAGTGACATGACAAATGGAATAACAAGATTGAAAAAATTACAGCCAAAAAGATTTAATTTTATTGCAGATGAAACAGATACATTATTTGATGGGTTTTTGGCACATGAAGTTTCTTCGATAATACCAGAAGCAATATCAGGTGAAAAAGACGGTGAAGAAATGCAAGGCATTGACCAATCTAAACTTGTGCCTTTAATTACCGCAGCACTACAAGAAGCAATAACAAAAATCGAGTCACTAGAAAGTGAAATAGACCAACTAAAAGGAGTAAACTAAAATGGCTATAGAATATAATTGGGATTGTCAGACAGTTGACTATTATCCCGAACACGATGACCACTCACAAGTGGTATTTAATGTGCATTGGAGAATCAATGCTGTCAGCGATGAAAAAGACAGTGAAGATAATTTTTATGCAGCAAGCGTATATGGTACACAATCTTTAAATGTAGATGATATTGAAAACTTTGTTCCCTATGCAGACTTAACCAATGAAATTGTGACTGGTTGGGTTGAAGGTGTAATGGGTGAAGAAGAAGTTCAAAACCTAAAAGATAGTTTAGCAGAACAAATTGCTGACTTAATAGATCCAAAAGTCGTAACAGGCCATATCGGAAGTTAAGTGAATGGCGTTAATCCCCGTTACACCACCAGCAGGTATCGTTAAGAACGGTACTGAGTATGCAACTAAAGGTCGTTGGGTAGATGGGGATTTAGTTCGTTTTGAAAACGGCTATCTCACTCCAATCAAGGGGTGGAATAAACTTAGACCAAATCCAGTAGGTAGAATATTTAGTGGTACAGTTAGTACCACTGCTAGTAGTTTTATTATTACCATTACCACCACTACCGCACATGGAGCAATAGTAGGTGAAAAGATTAATTTACATGGTTTTGCTGCAACAGGCGGTATGCCAGCTAGTCAAATAAATCAAACTTATACGATTGCTTCAGTACCAAGCACAACAACCTTTACTATCAACACTTTTCAAACAAATGTGGAAAGCATTGCTGCCACACTAACAAGAACATCAAGTGCTTCAGAAGTAGTTCTAACAGCAACACCAACAGGCATGTATGCTTACTACGATAACGATGGTAAAGAAGTTTTAGCTGTTGGCACAAGAAACGGTGTTTTAATTTACTATGAAGAAGTTTGGTATGACATTACACCAACAGGTTTTGTTGGTGATGATACTTTATCACCACTTGGTTTTGGTGCTCATCATTTTGGCGTAGAAGATTTTGGTGATGCTCGTTCACAGTCAGGTTTATCTTTCAAAACCACAACTTTTTCTTTTGATAATTTTGGTGAAATACTTTTATTTTGTTCGCCTTCTGATGGCAAAATATACGAGTGGAATCCTAATACTCCAGCAACGATAGCTAGTGTTGTTACAGGTGCACCAACAAACTGTGAGGGTGTTTTGGTCACAAATGAAAGGCATGTTGTGGCCCTAGGAGCAGGTGGCGATCCTAGAAAGATTGCTTGGTCATCAAGAGAAACACTAAACACTTGGACAGCTTCAGCCACTAACACAGCAGGTGATTTACAAGTACCAACAGGCGGTAGAATTGTTGCTGGCATTAAATATCAAACAGACATTATTATTTATACCGATACTGGTATAGCTAGAATGTATTATACTGGCTCTCCTTTTATTTATGGTATTCAAGATGCTGGCACAAACTGTAAAGCTATCAGCCCTAGAACAATTATTTCTGCTGGTTCTTTTCTAGCCTGGATGGGTGAAAACTCATTTTTTATATACAACGGTGCAATAAAAGAAATTAAATCAGATGTGCATGATTTTATATATGACAATATAAATTACACTTATAGATCAACCTCTTGTGGTGGACACAATTCTAATTACAATGAAATGTGGTTTTTCTTTCCAACAGGCGTAAGTCTTGTGCCAAATAAATATGTTATTTGGAATTACATTGATAATGTTTGGTCTATTGGTTCTATGGATAGATCCTGTTGGATAGATCAGGGTGTGTTTAATTTACCGATTGCTTGCGATAGTCTTGGTAATGTTTTTGAACATGAAAGCGATGTTGCTTTAAACAACTCTGAGAATGTTGGTATTCAAGTACCCTTTTGTGAAACAGCACCAATGGAAATTGCTCAAGGCAGTAATTTAGTACAATGCAATCAAATTCTTCCAGATGAAGATGCTAATACTTTACCAGGTGTTACTATTAGTTTTAGAGGCAGGTTTAACCCGTTAGGTGAAGAAACAAACTTTGGTAATTTTAATTTTGATGCAGATGGATATACTGATGCTAGGTTCACAGCCAGACAAGTACAAATGAAAGTTACAGGTGATGGTTCACAACCATTCCAAGTTGGTAATATACGATTAGATGTCAAAAAGAGAGGTAAAAGATAATGGCTAGAAGGTCTTTACAAAAACCATCTGGAAATTTTGATATTGATTACCAAAATTATTTAGTCTCTGAAATAGAATACCGAGATGGTTTGTCTTTTAAGAAAGGTGAGCGAATAGAAGTGGGTGGAGGCGATTTAACAGAATTAGTATTAGTAAGTCCAAATGGAACAAAATATAAAATTAGTGTCGCAAATGACGGAACTCTCTCAGCCACAGCAACAATCTAAAATATTAGAGCCGTGGGAGATAGAGTGGCAAAGGTGTAAACCTTGGATTGAAAAAGCGGTCAAACACCAAGATATGTATAGTATCGAGGATGTAGAAGAACAAATTAGTAAGGGCATTTTTGCTTTATGGCCTGGCAAAAATAGTGCTATAATAACGGAGATAGTTGTCTTTCCCCAGATTAAGACACTTAACATACTGTTCTGCGGGGGAGATTATTCAGAACTACAATCAATAGTAGATACCTCTATTGAACAGTTTGCCAAACAATTAGGAATTAAACGCCTCTACGGTGGAGGCAGGAAAGGATGGCTTAGAAAGCTAAAAGGCAAAGGCTGGAAAAGCGAATATTTAATAAGTAAAGAATTATGAGCAAAGGAAAATCAACAACAACAACAACCACTGATCCAGCAC